GGCTTCCTTGTTGTTCAGCTTCAGCGCATTCGCCGATCCTTGCAATAGCGCAGTCAGCCCTTTCAGGCCAGCAACAACAGTCGGCCCAAACAACTTAAACAGCTCCGCACTCGTGTCCTTGAACGCATTGCCGAGGTCAGCGACTGCCTGCTGCGCGGTGTTGAACTGCTGGTTGAGCTTGCCGAGTTGTGTTTCGCGTAGCTTTGTGAGTGCCCGGAGCACGATGTCAGTAGTGACCTTTCCTTCTGCGGCGAGGTCTTTCAGGGCGCCGATGCTGACGCCCATCTCTTTCGCGATGGCCTGCGCCACCAATGGCGCCTGCTCGCGGATTGAGCGCAGTTCTTCGCCCTGTAGCACACCGCTGGCCAGGGCCTGCTTGAGCTGGATCATCGCCGCGCTGGTTTCCTGAGCCGATGCGCCGCTGTTCCTGGCGGCGGCGCCAAAGCCGATCAGCGCATCCTCCATCTCGCGAACGGTGATCCCGGTCGGCCTCAGGCTGGCGTAGAGGCTGGCGAACTGGCCCTGGGCCTCAGCGGTCGACAGGCGCAGGGTCTGCGCCACGGTCGCCGCAGCGGC